CATGATACCAGATCGTTCTACATACAAATACTTCAAATGCATCTGCTTCTTTTCTTTCTGTATCCTACGAACAAATGCATGATGTATGATCTGTGTAAAATAAGAGAAAGGGTTTTTGGATTTCTCGGGAGAAAAATTATGTGCATAGAGTAAACAATTCTCTATTCCATCACTCACTAGGTCATCACGAAAAGTATAGTTAATGAAGTTAGGTTTCCATGCCAAGTTCTCTGATATCTTGAGAAAACACTCTGCCATATATGGTGTACTAGGTGGATCAGGATCTTCAACTTCTCTTGCATCAAGAATACGTTGTTTCCACTTCTTCATTTCCTTAAAAAACTTTTCATTATCTACATAGTGTTTTGGATTAGCCATTACTTCACTCCTGTTGAACCAAGACCACCGCCTCGATCATTATCTTTATTTAACTCATATACTTCTTCAAGTGTTGCTTGAGTCATGGGACTAATAACCAACTGTGCAATACGATCACCCTTCTTTACTTCGTATGCCCAATGACTATGATTCATCAATATAACTTTAAGTTCATCTCGATAACCAGAATCAATAGTGCCAGGTGAATTTAAAACGTGTACTCCATGCTTGGCAGCTAATCCAGACCTCGAACGCATTTGTCCCTCATATCCAAATGGTATAATAATGTAAAGACCCGTTCCAATTGTTTCCCAATGAAAACCACGAATTGACACATCTTCATTTGAACGAATATCCATTCCAGCATCACCATCTTTTTTATACTCTGGTAATGGATTATCAGTTTCTTTATAAAATTTTATTTGTAATTTATCAATCATTGTCTGGCCAATCTTTTTCGTTAATTCCTATTGGTGTTGTTTCCATACTACTAACAGAATACTCAGTTTCAACAACAGCAGGTCTGTTTATCTTGTAAGATTGTATTTTATTACATTGCTCACATTCATAATATCCATACCATTGATGATGACTAATACCCTCAGCTATCTGTTTGGAGGTATTCATCTGACAATTCGGACACTTCCTCTTCGTTTTCATAATCGTCTATCACCTTTTTTAATTCGTTTCTAATTTGAAACTTTTTCCAGATTCGTTTTTGCCTTTTCTTCTGCTTTGACTTATCTGTTGACATCTTTCTATACGTCTTACCCACTTCTCTATCTCCTATTTATATGGTTACTTGTTGGAAGTTATAGTCGAATTTCTCGTCAGCATATATCTTGACACGTTCTCTCCAATGTTTTAACCCGTAGTTATCTCGTTTTTTCCAATGTAGGTCATCAACTATATCGTACAGTACTGCTTGGTTGTTCTTATCATCTAGTCTTAGTATTCTACCAATGGATTGTAAGTTTCTAATCTTAGCCTTGTACGGGTGTGCAAATATTAATGATTGTAAATTTTTGATATTTACACCAGTCGATAACACACCAGATGATGCAATTATGATTGCATCATCTTCACCTTCTGTTGCTTGTCTAATTTCTTCTCGTTGTTCAACTTCAGTTTCACCTGCGATGAAAAAGATTCGTCTAGTAGATACTTTATTTAATAACATTCTCATTAAGACCTTACCATGCTTCTCTACATAATTAAACAGTATGAGTGTATTACCTTTCTGGTCTAATGCAAGATTACAGATAAAGTTATTTCGTTTTGTATGTGCTACAAGAAAATCTATTTCTTCTTTATATGTTGATTTCTTTTGTGAATCTCTTTCTGCTTCTGGATACTGCATCAATAAACATTGTATCTTTAATTCAGAGATATGTTTATCTTTCATCAGTTGTTTAGATGTTACAGCCTTATAGACTTGTCCAAACAATCCTTCCAGTACAAACTGATGTGTCTTAGATTCAGTCAATGTTCCAGTAGTTCCAAATCTATATCGACAACTCACCATCTTTTCAAGTATGCCTTTCAATGACGTTGCACTACACAAGTGAGCCTCATCACCAACTACCATACCAAACTGTTTAAAGAATGGAACACCAAGTCTAAATAACGATTGCCATGTAGAAATTACAATCTGCTTATCTGTTTTCTTATCTCTACCAGAATAGATCATGTGACATTGTTGTTCAACATCCCACTTATCATGTGATGAATAATCTTTAAAATCATTATACATCTGTGTCACCAGATTAGTTGTTGGTACAAGTATCAACATCTTATCATGTTTCTCACCCTGTCCCTCATCCAAGAAATGTTGATGCCATCTTATTAATGCATAGATAACCAGACTCTTTCCAGATGATGTTGGTGAGAGTAAAAGAGCTCTCTCTTTCTTTACACAATGAGTAAAAGACTTTACTTGGTAATCTCTCGGTATGATTGGTTTCTGTTTACAATGAAGATTGAGTGACTTGAAGAAATCATTAATATTTTCTTCAGACAAACCAGAGGTAGCTGTAATACTAACGACATCACTTTTAACCGGATAATGTCGTTGCATAGCAAACTTCATAAGATGATCGTATAGACCCATATAAAGTTGTTGTGTTTTTATATTGAATAGACGAATCTTGCCATCCCATATCTTGTTTCGATACTGTGGCATGAATTGAAAGCCAGGAACTTGAAATGAGAAGAACTCATTCAGCTCTTGTGCAATATGTCTTTCACAGGAAATCATTAAAAATGTTTCATTCTGTTTTCCAACAGTTATCATAATTAAAAGGCACCACCCATAAACTTTTGGTGTTCAAGTGCGTTCTTTATATTAAAAGATTTATTCTGCATTACCTTTCCAGCTTCTACTACTAATTTTAATTTCTCTGTTTGTGCTGTGATTCTGTCTTGTATTTCATTTAAGATCAAATCTGAATCTAAAAAAATATTAATATCTGATTTTAAAACTTTATGGTCAAACGGTTCTTTATTATATACTTCAGGATCAGCCTTGCCTGTGTAATACATCCATCTATTATATTTTGCAACATTATATTCTTTCTCAAGAAATCGCAAACGTAAAGCTTCGTCATGTGCCATTTGTTGATACTTAACTGCTTGTTCTGGAATCCTTAGCGATTCAGTATCCAGTTGAGTATGGTCTATCTTTCTATCTTTTTCTAATAGTGCTTTTATATCATCAATTTTCATATAACTAATATAACATATTAAAAATAGAAATACAAGGAAGAAGTTATAACACTACTTTATTGATCTCAAACTGTCCTCTGAAATTGAACGTAGCGTCTACAAGGATAGGCTCCATCCCAGTATTTGAAGCCTCAAATTGTATTGAACTAAGAGAGGTGGGAAAAACATCACCAAATGATACTGTATAATTTGGATTAGATTTATTTGTGTGTAACACAATAGTCAAATCAGAATATAAGCTAGCAGTCTGAGATGTTGAAGAAGTATCAGGGGGTCTTTTTAGTTGAGCAAATTGTGCATATTCTTTTGGAAAACCAAGTGCCGTCATCCAATCATATACTTCAATATAATTTTTTAAATCTTCATCTAAAATAAAACTCAAAGACAATGCTTCAAATGTAAGAGTATCACCTTCAAGTGGATTGTTCATAAATGGACTAGCTTCAGCAACTTCACCTAGAACAACAGTTGGCAATGCAATTCTCTGACAAAAAAATTGTACTCCTGGCAATCGTGAAAACGACAAGTCAAAGCTATTAACATTTAACTGATTTAAATTCGTTGGTTGTGACTCTGTAAGTTTACTCATTTATTTATTCTCTGTAAGCATTTCAACATTTTCAGTATCTTCTTCTTTTATATCATTTATATTTATATTCAACATCTCGGCTATCTTCCGTTTATACCATTTCATTGCTTCTACAATTTTTTCTTTATCCATTTTTTTTCTCCATTATAGTTGATGTAGATGATAAAAAGCTATTCTATAATTATAGTTAATATCATCTACACCATATATTCAAAAACAGAATCTTTAAATCCTGTATATATATTTATACTTGAACCAAGTACGACATAGAAATAATAACATAAAGAAAAGCTGAATACAAGGAAAAAGTTAAGAATATTTGATACCTTTTCTTTTTAAATTCATTCGATTAACTTGATGCTCTAATTGTAGTTCCTCTTTTGACCTTCCATCATACTCAACAGCCATATATTCTTCAATCATTAACTGATTTATATTCACACCATCAACAATAATCTCTCCGAGTATTCTGCCATACTTTCCCTTCATATCCAAGTGGGTTTTTAAAGTAATACATGAACCTTTCTTGCATTGATCTTTTAGAAATTGGGCAGCCAATTTGCCGTAAAATTTTTCTTCTTTATCTCTAGTACGGGATTCAGGAGTATCAATACCATATAATCGGATTCGTTGTTTAGCTAATACAATACCAAATCCTAAATCAATATCAACATCTACAGTATCACCATCTACGAACCTTTTTATCTTAGCTTTGTATTCATGCATATCAGTTCATTGAACAAGGCATCCAGACTTTCTCATGTTCATGGTAATGAATGTTTCCATTACAACCAAACCATATTGAAGCCTTTAATGCTTCTTCTGCTGTTTTATAAGTATGTGCAAAAATATCTCTTGAGTTAATAACTCCTTCAGGTGGTACTCTAGGATCACCAAACTCATTCATTGGGCCATGACTACCTTCCGGTTTCTTAATTGTAATTTTATTATTTTCTTCTACAAACACACCGATTGATTCATAAAATTTTTCTTTTCCTCCATAACCAACAAGTCTAGCAACTTCTTCATTGTTATCCCATATAACAAATGTTGGTGTATTACGAATTGGTGTTAATCGTCTTTCTTCCATAGCCTTCTGAATCCACTTCGGCATTTCATCTGTTATGTTAATTACTTTTAATGGAAGATATTTTGCATATTCGGTTTTGTGGTATGTTGGTTTAACTTCATTCAAAAACGATTGACAGAAACCACAATGAGGATTACTGAACATTAATAATTCTGCGGCCGCAACTGGAATGGCAAATAATAAAAACAGACATGCTAGTAATAATTTTTTCATAGGGTTCTCCAAATAAAAAAAGAGGGATAGGGACAAGTCCCCATCCCCCCTAATTTAAGAACAACTTGAATTACATCAAGTTGGTAACTTTAACCTTACGATAGTAAGAGTTAGTTGCTAGAGTCGTGAATGGATTAGAAACAAAACCATACCGAGTCTTGAAAGCAATCTTCGGTTGGAAAGTATCTTCACCCATTGCTCGAACCATCTGCAACGGAACGTAAGGACAATAGAACATACCAGCGTCGTAAGGAGAAGTTCCTTTGTATCCAACGCAAAGCATATGCTCGTTAGTGTGTACATAGTAAGGATCAACGAAAACTTTCATTCCATTAACCGTACCTACCATTGTGCTAATATGAGTATCATTGTTTACACTCTGCTGCATAGCAGGAGCATAATCAAGAACACCAGCCATAGCCAATGCAGATGCAACATCATTCGTGGTAATGACAAAGTTACCTTTACCGCGTCGAGTTGCAATAGAGATAGCATTCGCTTCTCGTTCTACTTGATACAACAAACCTTTGAATTTCTCAACCATCCAACGACCGTTAGAGTCGGTGTTAAGATCGAAAACGCCAGCAGTTGTCGTTTCAGAAGTAGCACCAGCAGTTGCGCCGATGTAGATTTTACGAATTACTTCCCGGTTAATTTCAGAAAGAATCTCAGAAGAAAGAATATTCGCGAGTTCCGTTTCAGCATCCAAACCGTGAACGGCTTTTAGATCCTGAGCAAGTTCCGTTGAGTACTCTGCTTTGAGAGCTCTCGTAGTGGCCTGTACCATAGTTTTATCAATGGTAAATGCCATAGCACCAAGATGTTGAGAACCATCACCCATTGCTTCACCAGCAGCCGTTGCATTACCTTCACCCGTTGTCCATGTACCATCAAACGGATTGTTGGTAGCATCCATAGCGGTATGACCACCAGATGCGTTTGCAGCTACACCAGAAGATGAATGAGTTCCATCAGCTTCGTCAAATAATGCTTCTGC